GTCCCTTGTATAGTTTGGTCTTTTTCCACTACGCTATTTCCTAGAACCAGTAAATCGTTTCCCAATGAAACATCTCCATTTAAAAAAGTATTCCCACTAATGGTTGCGTTTTCTCCAATGATTAAATTGGAATTGCCTGTAATATCATTTGAAACGTCCAATATACCAGATATACTTCCACCACCTAACACAAAAAGATCAGTTCCGATTTGTAAGCTTCCCGATATATTTAAATTGGATGACATATCTAATGAACCATCTACATAAACATTTCCTGCAAAAAAGGCGTCACGCCCAACGCTAAGAGCATATGTGTCAAAATCTGTACTGCCAGTTCCAACATTTAAACCATAAGTTAGAGATAACGCATTAAATGTTGAAAATGCAGCATTTCTGTTGCTAATGAGGGTTGCTACATTTCCTTCTACAATTTGAAGGCGTACTTCTATATCTTCAGTACTCATTATTATATAAAAAACATATTTAAAAATAGCTGTTTATTCAATATAATATGGTCGGTGAAACAATAGAGGAAACGGTGTACAATCCTTACAATGAAAAAAACAAAGAAATCACGTTTTCTGGTATCAAAACGATTTTATCTACGTTCAATGTTTATTATGATGTAAAAAACATTGAATTATTTAAACGTGCGTTTATACATCGCTCTTATGTCAAGCCAGCTAAATTAAACGACGATGTGATTTTAGCACCAAGGATGCCCAATTGTTTGGAATTAAAATCATCATCTAACGAACGACTTGAATTTTTAGGCGATGGAATTCTTGAAAATATTACCAAATTTTATTTATACAAACGCTTTCCTGATGAAGAAGAAGGATTTATGACTGAAAAGAAGATTGCCCTCGTAAAGAACGATCATATTGGAAAGATGGCATACAAAATGGGTCTTCATCATTGGTATATTATGTCACGAAACGCAGAAGAAAAGAAAATACGATGCAATTACAAAAAATTGGGGTGTTTGTTTGAAGCTTTTTTGGGCGCTTTGTTCTTAGATGCAAATCAATTAACCATCCAAGACAATGTTTTTGATTCTCTTCGTTGCGGTATTGGTTTTCAAATTTGTCAGATCTTTGTGGAAAGTATTTTTGAAAAAATCGTAGATTGGAACGAGCTTTTGGAAAATGATGACAATTACAAAAACATCTTTCAAGTGATGATTCAAAAAGAATTCAAAACCACTCCCGACTATGTTGTCCTGAATGTAGATGACGAACAACGATATACTATGGGTGTATATTTGTGTTTGAATGGTTCAACGATTCACAATGTAAATATAGATGATGCCAAACGGTTTGAAGAGTTGCAATCCTTTGAACAAATTCATTCTAACGAAGAATCCTTTATATTCTTTGGAAAGGCAGTACACAAAATTAAGAAAAAAGCAGAACAAATGGCTTGTCAAAAAGCGATTGACTTAATACGAAATGAGGAATAATATATAAATAATATGCTACTATATTAATACAATGAGTTTAGATTTTTTAAAAATATCAAAAAGTCCTGTAGATTTAAATGATATTCAAATATTACAAGGAAACATAACCATAACTCGTCAACAGGATAAAAGCGAACACAATGAAAATGCAATTGTAGATTTAATGCGTGCTTTGAATAAAAAGGTCACTCAAACGCCGAAACAAGTGATCGTCCAAGAAAATAAAACAATTGGTGTTCCCAAGCAAATGGATAAAATACTTACGTTAACACAAATGGAACCTTCAGAAATTGAAACATTATTGAAAAACTATGAAAACCAAGATGAAGAAGAAAAAGAAAAATCCAGTTATGCTAAATTGAACACCATTACGCGAAAACCTAAGATTCAAAAACAATTTAAAAGGGGTCTTGCGTCCATACACCACGAAAATATGCACGATATACTAAAGTCCTATACTCATTATTACAACAATGATAGTTTATTTAAAGTACCATTGTATCAAAGTTATTTCATGAATGATCGCGCTGGTTTTTTAGATTCTTTAAAAACAAAATTATTGGACCGATTGGAAGAAATGAACAATGACTTAGCTCCTAAATCATGTGATAGTTCAAGTAAAGAAAGTGGATTTCATCCATTGTATCACCAAGAGCTTGTAAAACAATATTTGAATGCTACGACTCCTTATCGTGGTTTACTTTTGTTCCATGGGTTGGGATCTGGAAAAACATGCACATCCATTGGAATCATTGAATCAATGAAAGATACAAAGCCACAAATATTTGTGTTGACACCTGCTTCTTTGCAACAAAATTATAAGACACAAATGAAGTTTTGTGGCAGTGAATTGTTTCGTAAAACTGAAAATTGGGAATATGTATTATATCCAACCAATCCAGAAGAAAGATCACAATTTATCAAACAAGTTCATGTGCTCACTCAACTACCTATGAAATATTTAGAGAAAAAGGAAAGAAAAGGAATTTACTTGATTCAAAAAGGTCGCCGGCGCGATGACTATGATCGTGATGACATTGATGTTGTTGAACTTGAAAAGCAAATAAACTTAATGATTGAAAATCGTTTTGAATTTATAAGTTATAATGGAATTAAAAAATCGCGATGGATAAACCATTATAAAAGCTCGGGAAATAATCCATTTGATCATTCTACTATTATCATTGATGAAGGGCATAATTTTGTGAGTCGTATATGGAACAAGCTAGAAAAAGGGGAAACGTCGGTATCTACCATGATGTATGAAGATATATTGTGTGCTGAAAACTGCAATGTTGTTGTGTTATCTGGAACACCATTGATTAATTATCCAAGTGAAATGGGAGTATTATTCAACATGATTGGAGGCAGTTATGTGATTTTGGAAATACCTTGTTATCACAGAGATAATTCAAAAAATAGCAAAAATGCTCTGAAACATGTCCTTCACGATATTATTATAATTGACTATATTGAATTTCACAAAAAACAGTCTTCCGAATATGGACTACTGAGAGTGGTAAAAAATCCTTATGGTTTCATCAAAGACAAAGACACAGGAGAAGTGACGTATGACTTTGATAGTGGATCCTTTACAACTGAAGAATTGTTGATGATGATCATTCAAACGTTAAAAGATAATGATTACAAAGTGGATGAAAAGAAAAAAGATATGATTGTAAAAAAGAAGCGATTTCCAGATACACAGGCTTTATTCAACAAAGAATTTATTCAAAATAACACATTTGTCAAGAAGGAATATTTTCAAAATAAAATTATGGGAATGGTATCGTATATTGGAGACAATCGCGATTTAATGCCAGACGTTATTGTTCCCAGAGACGACGAATTGACACAAAAATTATACCCAAACGATGAGCTCTTTATAGAAGAAATCATGATGAATCCAAATGTTTTGAAACAATACGCCCAAGCACGCTCCATTGAACGCGATATGGATAAACAATCAAGAAAATCAAAATCATCAAAGGACAAGCAAACCAGCTCGTACCAAATTTTTTCACGATCTGCATGTAATTTTGTATTTCCTTCTGATATTCAACGTCCTTATCCAAAATTAAAAGAAAGAATGACTGAAGAAGATTTAGAGTCAAGAGAAGTGCTTGAAGAGGTAGAGGACTTAAAAAATATAAAAGATATTCGAAAGCTTGAAAGAATTAAAAAGTATGAAGCCGACATTCAAAATGTATTGACCCGATTACTAGAGTCTCCACACATGTACTTTGAAAGTAAGATACCTAAACTGATACAAAGTCTTAGTTTGAAGAAGAAGGCAAAAAAATACAACATTCAAATGGGTGTTACAGAGACAAATAAGTTGGAACATTGTAGCCCAAAATTTCAAAGAATATTACAAAACATTATGAATCCGGAGAACATTGGATTGCACATGTTATACAGCAATTTCCGCACGTTAGAAGGTATTGGTATTTTCAAGATGATTTTGGATTACTATGGATATACAGAATTCAAAATTCGCAAACGTGCCATGGGAACCATCATAGACTATGAGTTGGATATTGATCACCCTTATTATGAAGATTCATGCTTTTCTTCATCTCATTATCACGGGCGAAAGTTTTACGCACTTTACACTGGAAAAGAAAACACAGAAGAAAAAGAAATCATACGAAATATATACAACGGCAATTTGGATGACATACCGCCTCATTTGAAGAAAGATATTCAAGAAAAATTTTACGGAAACAATGAACCCACAAGCGTCAATCAAAATCTTTATGGGTCCTTGATTCAGTTGTTGATTATATCGGCTTCGGGGTCGGAAGGAATCGATTTGAAAAACGTTCGTTGCGTACACATCATGGAACCTTATTGGCACCCCGTTCGCATGGAACAAGTGATTGGAAGAGCTCGTCGTATTTGCAGTCATAAAGAACTACCCGAAGAAGAACAAAATGTGAAAGTATATTTGTATTTATTGGTTCATAATAAAAAGCTACTGGATAAAAATCGCCAAAGATTCACAGAATTGATTGAAACAGATTATGAACGAGATTTAAAGCGAGCCATTAGTACCGATGAACGTTTGTATGGAATTATGAACCGCAAGAAAAAATTAATGGATCAGTTTTTGACGGTATTAAAGATTAGTGCCATTGATTGTCATAAAAATTATGATGACAAAGATAAATGTTTAACCATGCATGCCAGCGACAGTAAACAATTATTAGTCGGTTATGATTATGAAACAGATAAAAAGGAAAGAACTCGTTTGAAGAATACAAAATCAGACAATGACAACATGGGCATTGGTGTGTAAATCAATTAAGGTATAGATATAAAGAATTTGGTTCATTATATCTATAGATGAGTGAAACACTGAAAAGTAAAACGAAAGAAAATACGGAATATATGACATTTAAAGGTCAGGAATTTGAGGCCAAAGTTGTATATATATATGATGGAGATACAATGCATGTAGTCTTTCATGCCCTTGGAGATTATTATCGCTGGAATTGTCGAATTATGGGTGTGGACACTCCAGAGTTGCGAACAAAGAATCTAAAAGAAAAAGAAATGGGTTACAAAGTACGTGATATACTGAAATCACATTTGCTTGACAAAATTGTGCGTATCAAATGTGACGAATTTGATAAATATGGGAGGTTGTTGATTGACGTATACGTTCCAGATCATATGGACAATCCAAAAAAATCACAAATGTTGAGTACTTGGTTGATTGATCAGGAATATGCTTACGCATATGGCGGAGGAACAAAGAAACAATGGGATTTATAAAATTAATTATCACCTGTTCGTGTTTCATAGCATTCACCCCATTTTTGCCCACATAAATATCCTCTACAAAACGGTGCTTCCACCGGACAATTAAATTGGGTAGATTGCACGACACCAGTTTGTCCATTTGGTAATTCATCTCCTATTGCAGCCCCGTTGTTTGCCGCGCATCTTGTACGAGTTCTTGCTGGGCAATCGCCACTCATTCGCGCCCCTTTGGTAGTTGTTACAGACGATGATGATTTTGTGTTATTTGCATAATAAGATTCATCACACGTTAGACTAGCAGAATTATAACTTTGATCATTGAAACAATCATTTGATTCATACAAACTACACGGACTAGATCTGAATAGTTTATTCCCATCTTCATCAAATACAAAAACTTGTTTCTTATCTGGATCTTTAACACTTTCGCCAAATATTGCAAATGGAACATGTGTAAATGGATCAGAAAATCCATTTAATCCAGAATTAGGATAACCAGCACTAGGATCTCTGTCATCTTGAGATGCGGTATAAGGATCCACAAATCCATAAAAGTTTTTTCTATAACGTTCTTCTGCTCCATCATTGCACTCATCTTCCAATGTAAGAGGATTCATTTTATTACCTTCACCAGGACGAAGAATATTACTACTACATTCCACATGTGTGCTTGTTTTATTTCCTTGATCGTCCACACAATAATAGTTATATGTAACGCCTGCTTTATCTCCGTTAATTTTGTAATCTACACCCGTGCTCAAATTAGATCCAGCAGGACAAACCACTTTTCCACCAGGGCAATAAATATGTTCACCAGATTTTCCAGTATATGTTTTTATTACTTCATCATTACTGATATTGTAACTTATATCTACTCCACTAATGTCTACACGATCTATTTGTTGCGTATTGTTTTTAAAAGCATTACCCGAATTTTCAAGATAATAATCGTCCATACCTTCAACAGGTACATTGATGTTAAATACAATATGTATCAATGGTATTAATATGAATACACACAATACAATAAAAAATATATTTTTAATACTTTGTTTTTTCATTTTCATCTTATATTTACTATACATAATTATTTTAATTTATTCAAAATAGCCAGTTGACTTTCTACAATTTGCGTTAATATGGTGGATTGTATTTTTATGTTTTGTTGTAATTTTTCTACCTTTTGATGAAG